ATAAGGATGCGGATGTCGCCATCGATATAGCCCTCGCGCATTGTCCAGTCGACGGAATCCGCCTGCGCGCGGCATGGCGCCTCGCCAGGATCATAGCCGATGATGTCGCCATTGACGGGATCATAGATAGGCCCGGCACCGCCATAGAGCATGGCTGGGAGATACATGCCCCCCAGCGCCGCGCCGAATATCCGCTCGATTCCGCCGTTGAGCAAGCTCATCACCAGCTTCCGAGCGGGCCGCGGCCATAGGATCCGCATGGCAGATAGCCGGTGTCGGTTACCAGCGGGCCGGCCAGGCAGGGCTTCAGCATGGCCCAAAACTGCCGCCCGTATGCGTTGGATGCGTAGATGCCGCCGCTGGTGCTGGTGGATTCCCCCTTCGCCAGCTCGATCGATCCAGACTTGATCCGCGTGAAGCCCGATGCGCCGGCCGCTGCCATCTCCGCCTCGGTGCCGGTGCCGATGCCCTGATCTGTGAGATTCCATGCGGTAGCGAGCATCGTGGCCAGCGCCAACCGCGCACCAAGGCATTCCTCGCGCGGGATGGTGACGATCTCAGCCTGCTCAGCCCAGAAGTCGTATTGCTCCTGGGACACCGCGGCGAGGGGCGGGAATATGGCGATGAACTCGGCGCGCGTGGCCCGGGTGTAGGCCATCAGATCATAGCTTCCAGGCCGGTAGCGGTCGTGCCGGTTGCGTGGACGCGAACCACGCCGACGCACAGCTCACCGCCGACCGCGATTTCGGTGTTGCGGATGACCCCGGCGTCGGTGGTGATGCGGACGGTGCCAGCAGTCCCGCTGACCGGCTTGCATCGGATGGTCCGGGCCGGCTTCGGGAGATCGGTGCCGTCATTGGGCACGATCGGTACGAGGTCCGTGGCGGGGTCTGAATAGGCGCCCTCGGTGGGGCTGCCGGTGGAATTTGCGCGAATTGGGGCGGCCATGTCGTCTCCTTACGAAAAGGGCCGCACCGCCATGATAGCGAGCGGCCCCGAATGGTAGTGGCTGGCGAGCGATCAGGCGGGCTTTGCGGCCTTCTTGAGCGCCTCGATCTCCTTGGCCTGATCGGCGACCTGCTTTTTCAGATCCTCGTTCTCGGCCTGGACAGCGGCGATCAGTTCGGCATCGTCGTTCGACTGGGCAGGGGCGGCGGTTCCCAGATCGGGGAGTTCACCGTCGATGTCGGCCTTGGCAATGTCCGCGCTCTGGCCAGATTCGAGCCAGACCTTGGTGCCGTCCTTGAGGTTGATCCCGCGCATGCCGGGGGCGTGATTGGTGATTTTCATCGGTCAGATCCCATCGACGAAGGTGATGGCCTTGGGGATGCGGTTCTCATAGCCGCCGATCGACATGATGCCGGGCACCTCCCAAGAGAACGGCCCCTTCTGCCATGCAGGGAAGAACTGGTGGCCACCGCCCGGAAGGTGGAAGCGATGAACTTCCTGCGTGTTGGCATAGGCGATTAGGCGCTTGGTGCTGCCGGCGCCCGCGGTCTCCAGATGGCGGCTGCGCTTGATGACCAGATTGGGCACCACGGCATTCTCGCGGATATAGGTCAGGACTGACATGCCGGTGTCGGTCATGCGCCGCGATGCCAGGGCGTTATAGACGGTGGTCGGAAGCGCCAGCGTGGTGGCCTGATAGGTCTCGCCGGTGTTGACCTCGATCGAGGTGAGCGCGTCGTTCACCGTCGCGACCGCAGCGTCCGGCGTACCGGCGGCGATGGTGGCGCCCGCGGTGGAGGTGGTGGCCAGCGGGTTATTGACGAAGCCGGTCGTGAACTTCAGGCCGTCGCCGCGCATGCCCACCTTGTGGATGAAGCGCTCCGCCGTCTTGGTCGCCGCATCCGCCTTGTCGGCGAGGATGTTGGTGCCGAGCTGCTGCGAACGCTCCAGATCGCCGCGGTTCCACTTGTAGCCGATCGCGGCCATGTGGTTTTCCTGCAGGAACTGGGTCCGCGAGGTGTCGGCGTAGGGCATGTCGTCCGCGGCCACGTCGAACCATTCCGGCTTACCCGCGATGTCGCCCGAATAGAAGATCGAGCCGGCGGACCAGATGGTACCCTCGGTATCCACCGGCATGAACTCGGCATAATCCGCGAGCGGGTATTTGACCATATAGACGCCCTGCTCGACCCGCAGAAGCTGGGGCGAGAGGAACGCCATGGTCTGCTGAGCGTCGCCCAGATCGACGCCACGGATGGCGTCGGCAAACGGCTGACCGAGATTGACGCCCGCCACTGCGGGATTTGCGTCCAGATAGGCGACTGCCTCGCGGACGGAGTCGAAGAACATAGGCTTGGTCATGTCATGAACCCCCTTAGCGACGCACGATGCGGACAACGGCGCCGCTCGCGGCCGTGTCGTCAAAGATCCAGCCCGTGGCGATGGTGTTGCTGGTCGAAACATTGGTGATCACGCCGCCGCTGGTCACATAGACCTGATCGCGATCGAGGACGGCGGCGCCGGCCGTGACCCAGATCTTGCCGCGGTTTTTGATCGGAACATTGTCCGGCGTGGAATAGGTGTCCGCCGGGCGACCCGTCGTGACGACGTTGCCCTTGCGCGCGATCGTGAAGCCGAGCAATTCAGCCGATGGCGTGGTGACGCAGCCCCGGTCGGCGGTGCCGACATAGACGGCCTTCCCGAAACCAACCGACGCGGATTCGAGGGTCCGCGTGATGATGTTCGAAAGCTCGCCATCGGCTTCCATGCCGGGGTAGCCGTAGGCGGGGTCTTCCCCGAACGTGCTCTGAAGTACGGCCATTGTCTTGTCTCCTTATGCAGCCGGGGCGCGGTGAGCGGTTGCCTTGTCGGCAAGCCAGGTGGCGCGAGCGCCTGCGATTGCGGTGCGCCCATCGGTCACGACGGTCAGCCCGCTGCGGAAGGCGTCGCGGACGGGGTCGGTCACCGCATCCTTGGTGAAGGCGATGAAGGCGCCCTCAATTGCGGCATCAGCCATGTCCTTGGCGGCATCGCCCAGCTTGGCGGTGACGGCTTCCTTGCGGATATCGGCGTCGGACTTGCCATCGGTGACGATGTTGGGAGCCAGCGTCTTGGCCTTGCTCACAACATCGGCGCGGGCATCGGCGAGCGCCTGGAGCTTCTCGGGGGTGATGGCGCTGTCCGTCACCTTCTGGTTCAGGGCAGCGATCTCGCCGTCCTTGGTCTGAATGGCCGTGGTGGCCGTAGCGAGATCCGCGGTCAGCGTGCCAACCTTGGTCTGAGCATCCGCCAGCGTGGTGTTCAGGGCTCCGACCGCGAGCGCGACAGCCGCGCCGTCGCTCAGGTCAACGTCTTTGGCATCGCCGATCGTGATCTTCATCTTGGGTTTCTCCGTGGGGATAGTGCGCTGGTCTACGATGCGCAGTTCGGGGCCGCCGCGAGCTGCACGACAGGCCGCCAAATGGTTGTATTCGAGGGAGGTGATGGCTGCGTCATAGGCGGCGCCGTTGAACGTGCCGGGCGTGAAATCCATGTCCGCCGCATAGCCCCAGGAGAATTCCTGGTGCGTGGTCGCGAGGGCTTCGACTGCGGCGGCATCGGTCACACGGAATGGAATCCGCATCTTCTCGCCGTCGCGCAAGATCTCGTCGCCGGTGAAGCCACGGGCCAGCTCGCGATAGTTCTTCGCGTCCACCATCGCCGATGGGTGGTCGATCGTCACGGGCACGCGGGCCGCGCTGTCGAGCGCGTCCTTGCCAAACACCACCTTCTCAGGACGAAAGACCCGGATCACGTCGTTGGGCTGGCGATCTTTCAGGCCAAGCTCGGAGGCGAAATATTCCTGGATGTTGTTCGCGCGCGCCACATAGGCGTCGGCTACGAGGTAGCCTTCCTTCGTGATTGTGGCACTTCCTGCCAAAGGGACACGATCGAACAATTGCATGCTGGCCTTGATGCCGCATGCATGGGATGGCGCTCTACGGACGCCAGACGGGGGTTATTTGGAGGTGGGCGGCTAACCCTTGGAGAACGGGCCTAAGACAACTCCAGCGCCGGGCGCGGGCTCACCGGGCCTAAGAACGGCGAATTGATACCGAATGGTCGTGCTTGGCCACGGATCAGTTAGTGCATTTGAGCGCCAGACGCGATTTCCTACCCCCTGGGCGATCGCTTTCCATATCCAGCGGTCGGTCTCGGCTTGGAGCTGCTCGCTGCGATGAACTGCCTGATCGTCTGCGAAGGAGCGCAATCTGTCCAACATGCGCTTTCCGAACAATCCGTCCCCTGAGAATTCCATCACCCCTCCTCCAGCGCCGCGTCGATCATGGCTTGCCAGACCAGGCGCTCCCCGCCGGTAGCGAACGACCCGTCACTGTCTGGATAGCTCGCCTCCATAGCTCCATCCACGTCAGCAGCCCTCACCATCGCCTCGCTCGGCTCGCGCAGCGCGGTGAGGACGGCGCGGACAACAGGCACAACATCTTGCCAATCCAGCGGCGTTTCCCCGCTATCAAGCGGATAGCTCCCAACCAGCGCCCGTGCGGCTTGCTCGATGGGGGTCATGATCGGGCTGCCCGTTCGCGGATATCGTGGCGAAGCTCAAGGCCTAGCTTGCTGCCCAGCCAGCCTAACGGGCCGTGATCCCATAATGCCACGACAAAAGCAGCCCATGCAGTATCAAGGCGCTCAAATGCCGTGGGGTTCATGGCACAAACTTCCCGCCGACGTAGGCGGAATACGGCGCCGTATTGGCCCTCTCCATGCAAGCGGCAAGGACTTCCTCCACCGCATCGAACACGCGCTGCATGTCGGCCACGTTCTCGATCCCATTGGGTTGGAACACATAGCGCATCGTCACGCTGCCGATATGGTAGGTTGCCACGGGATGCTCGGTCCCGGTATCGATCATCTCAGCCACTACGCACTCCTATGCGTTGTTGGTCAGGGTCGGCGGTGTGCAACCACCGCTGGCCCGCCAGAATAGCACGGGCGCGGGTGTGGTAAAAGACTAATCCAGCTCCTCAATAAGCCGTATATAGCTTTGCTTTCTGCAGCCACAGTAGGGTGGCTCCCCAGGCCCATCCCCAGACGCGATCTGATCCGGGCCATCGATCTGCTTGTTCGTCTTGAGGTCATAGATCCGGCCGTCGCGCGCCTTGTGCGTCGATCGCGGGTGGAGCTTGCCAGAATGGCGGTATTTCCACATCTCGATGCCGGCATCCGCCATGCGCTCGGTATCCAGCGCGGCGCTCAGCTTCGAAAGCTGGTCCTGAGCGATCGCCCGAGCCCGCTGCTTACCGAGCCCCACGGCCTCGTCAATCTCCTTCGCCACTTCGCGCACGGGCGTCCGCTGCTGATAGCCCCGGAACACGGAATCGGAGATGCGCGCCTGCGCCTGGTCGCTAATATTCTTGGCCAGCGCGACATTGCGCGCCACGAACGCCTCGACGGTTTCCGGATCCACGCCGCTGGTCAGCACGGTGCCGAGGTCGATGCCGGTAGCCGATAGCGCAGCGCCGACCCATTTTGCGCGATGCCAACGCTCGATCCTCAATACCCATTGCCGCGTCTGCAGCCCTAGCGCGAACACCACCCGCGAAAACTCCGCCGCGGTCTGGTCGATCGCGCTCTGCATATCGCTGGCGCTGTCCGCGGTGAACGGCTTGGGATCATACCCGGCGAGGATGCGCGGTTTCGCCAGCGCCCAGATGTTGACCGCGGGGAGCAGGATGGCGGCCAGATCGGTCGCCTGGGCAGAGGTCGGGATGATGGGACGGAAGACGATGTTGCGTCGTTTGCCGGATGCTCGGGCTAGGCGCGGGAGGTCGATGGGCATCACTCGCCCTCGCTGCGAACTTCCTCGAAAATCTCCGGCCCCAGCACAATCTTCCCCCGATACGGCTCCACGCCCGCCAGATCGACAGCCTCGCCGGTCAGCGAGATATGCGGCTGATAGTCCGGGAAACCATGCTCGGCCCCCGCGCGCACGATCTGTTCATGCCGCCACGACAGACGCGACGAGGTGAACAGCAGCACAGCGGATCGATCGCCCAGCGGTTCGACAATGCGAACACCGCCCGGCGGGATCTCGATCGAGCCGTCATCCTTCTGATTCCAGTCCTCCGCATCAACCTTCATCCAGTCGAGCGGCTGGCGGGAATAGATCAGCGTGACGTGCAGATCGTCCTGCAACTCGGGCAGGCCCTGCTTCTTCGCCCATGCCTTGAGGTCGCCGACGTTGACCACGGGGCGCGACACGTAAAGCGTCCGCGGTGTGGCGTCGCTGAACCGAGCATCATTCGCAGCACGGCGGGCGGGGCTCTTGGGGACAACCCCGCCCTCACCGGCTAGATTTGGATCAACCTCCTTTCCACCGTTGAGTGTTCCGGGAATGGGCACGATGCCGAGATCAGCCGGATCGCCGGGCAATTCCTCGCCCGCAGCTTCGGCTTCCTCGATCAGATCCTTGAGGTCTGGCCAGCGCTGGGATTCGATCAGCCGGCCCTGGTACGACTTCGACAGCGCGCTCTCGGGAATCAACCCGGTCGCGACGATCTTGGTGATGCTCTCCGATTCCTTGGCCTCGATCTCCGCTTCCTGCTGCTCGGTCAGCACGGTCAGCGTGGAGAACTTCCACGAAAGATCGGTCTTCACGCCAGCGGAAGGCAGCACGACGGCATCCAACGCTTCCATGGCTGGGCGAAGTTCCATCTCCTGGCGCGCGCCGATGCTCTGGTGATAATTCGCCATGTCGCCGTCGCCGGTCGCGTTCATGCCGTCCGGCGCCTTGCCGAACAGGCGGGTAGCGGGGATATCGGCGGCACCAGCCACGCGGCCGTCATAGGTGATGATCACATCCCGCATGCCGGACCATGCGATCTGGCGCTGCTCCCAGTCGTCGTCCTTATCCAGAATGACCGCGCGGTGGACCGACTTGCCCTGCTGCGTGAGCTGGACCCGCTTCATCAGCTTGGCCTCGCCATTGTCCCCGGCAAGCGTCTCGGCCATCTGGCTGAATTTGAAGATGTCGATCTTGGCCTCGTCGATCAGCGACGCGAACCCGGTTGCGGCCGTCGTCGCCTGGGCAACAGCCTCATCGACCACCTGCACGACGCTATCGCCCCAGAAGCGGTCTTCCCACGACGTGGATGGGCTGATTGCTGGCAGCGGGAGGCCATGGAAGCACACGATGCGGGACGGATGGATATCCACCTGCTTGCCGCCGCCGGTGAGCATGAACTTGCTGGGCTGGCGGAAGAATAGCGAGCGCGGGTCCATATCCATATCACCGAGCTTGAGCTCATAGCGCGACAGCACGGTGAGATATTGGACCTGACCCGGGCGAATGGTCGTGGGCAGTGGGAGCGCCGGGTCATCGCCGAGCCCGATCAGGATTGCGCCGCCGCCGAGATTGCCGAGGAGCTTGGCCTCGCGGACCTTCGCCCA